CGCCACAGAATTTCTCGACACCTCATACATGATGCTCTCAGCCGGACTCAACGAGGCAGCCGCTGTTGAAGCAACGCGTACAGCGATGGCCGTGGCCACGGCTACGATGGGCGATAACGTCGAAGCGGCTGATCTCATGGCACGCGTTTACAACAACCTGGGTGATCAGAGTGCCGATGTAGCAGGGGAGATGAGCCGGCTGGGCGATATCCTCACCAAGACTCAGCAGACCTTCCAGATCGCAAACCTCAACCAGCTCGCCACGGGCCTTCAGTATGGGATCCCAGTGGCCAAGCAGTTCGGTATCTCTGTTGAGCAGGTCAATGCCTCTATCGGCATGCTCAATACTCTCGGCCTGCAAGGATCGATGGCAGGCACGGCTTTTGCCGCTACCATGCGGAACATGATCAAGGCCAGCGGTGAGCTTGGATTTGAGATGGCTCGAACGGCCTCTGGCGGTATCGACTTTGTCGGAACCGTGGAGAACATCCGGGCCGTGTACGGTGATTTTTCAAAGATGACCGATCGACAGAAGACTGCCTTCCAGAAGGCGTTTGGAGACGAGGGCCTGCGGGCTGTCTCGGTACTACTTGGCAAGACAGGGGAGCTGCGATCGGCCCTGGGTACAGTGACCGGATCGGCCGGGGCGACCACGGCGGCGATGATCACGATGGAAAGTACATCCAGCGCCCAATTCAGAATTCTTCACAACAACCTGGACGCTGTGAAGGTGACGATCGGCGAGCACCTTCTTCCTATGATCAATCGCGGGATCCCCATTGTACAGAAGCTCATCACGAACATGGGCCGGTTTGCCGAGGCTCATCCGGGACTGATGAAGATCGGCGTGAGCCTCCTGGCGATCATGGCAGTGCTCCTAAGCATTATTGCTCCTATCCTCTCGGTAGGTGCCGGTTTTATGTTGATGGGAGGCTATGGGCTCAAGGCGGTTCTTGGAGTAGTGAGCGCGCTGCAGTGGCTCCTGCGGATCATGATATCCGGCAGTATCCAGGGCGCTGCAAAATCGATCGGTGTGGGATTCAGGTGGGGCTTCGGCCTGGCCAGGACGGCCGTGCTTCGAAGCGTTACGGTCCTCCGAGCGTTCTCTCTCGGAGTTCTCCAATTGGCACGCCAGGCGCTCATTGCACTGATCGGCGTGCTGCCCGGCCTTATCGCTTCGGTATGGGCCTTCACGGCCGCTCTGCTTGCCAACCCGATCACATGGGTCGTGCTGGCTGTCGTGGGCCTTGGAGCCGGGCTCTGGGCCCTGATCAAGCACTGGGACACTGTGAAGGTGGCTTTCATGCAGGCCGTCGACTGGATCATGGGGTTTGGAAAACAGATGTATGCAGCCGGGGCTGCCCTATTTGCTTCCTTCACCGAGGGCCTGAAAAGCCTGGCCTCCAAGCCCGTCGAGTTCGTGAAGAATACCCTGGGTAAAATCCGGGCAATGCTTCCGTTTTCCGATGCCAAGATGGGGCCGCTGGCTGATCTGAGCCGGTCCGGGGAAGCATTCAACGAAACCCTGAGCCGGTCGATCGAGAAGTCGAGCCCCCGGCTGATCTCTACAGTGAAAGCCGAGCTCGGCGAGCTCCTCCCACAGCCGGCTCCGGCAGCCGCGCCGGCAGCCGAAACAGGTAGCGGCGAGAGGGTGATCAATATCAATATCAACGGCGCAGCTCCGAATATGATCGAGCAGATTGCGGCAGCCGTTAAACTAGCCGTGGAGGCCACCTGATGGCCCTCGATGTGAGCAAAATAGCCTCCAAGGACGTGGGGGCCGTAAAGCTCGATTCATCCCTGTTTCCGGATGCGATCCAGTTCATGCGGATCGAGCAGGAAGTGAAGATGGAGCGCGTCGAGGTGGAAGGGCGAAGCGGCCGGGCAAAGCTCGCAGAGGGATTCCAGGACGCAGACATCTCCATTGAGTTCAAGCTCACGGACGACAGCCCCGAGGGGGGCGCCACGGCAGTCGAAAAGCTCCAGTACATCCAGGACTTCTTCAGGAAAACGGACAACAGGGGCAAGCCCAATATCTACAGGCTCTCAAATGCACACACCAAGGCGCGAAAGATCGGGCAGGTGATTTTCCTTCGGCTCAGCAGCCGGGAGACCAACAGCAAGGATACCCTGATTGCGACGCTGCATTTCACCGAGTATGAGCCGATCGCAGTCACGATCGAGGATCAGGCCAATCAGATGAGCCTGGCCGAGTCAACCCGGCCCTCCGAGGCAGACGAACTGGATCAGCTCATGAGCTATGAGGAGCCCGACATGTCCATAGGTCCTCCCTGGCCTACGGATGACGCCGTGGCTCCCGAGATGCCTTCGTGAAGACACCATACTTTGCAGTGAAGCTCGAACTCTACATCAACGGACGGATTGTGGACGATCTGCCGAGCGAGTTCGAGGTGTGGCATTCGGTTGCCAACAGCAACGGTGAGGGAAGGCTTCTGTGGAGATCCCCGAGCACCGATCTCCTCGAGGTATGCAATATCGCCAGGGACGATCTGATCGAGGTGAAGTGGGGATTCAGAGAGCAAGCCATCAATACGATCTTCCAGGGATGGATATTTGATGTAAGCCCGACAAAGACGCTCGTGCTTCAAGGAACCTCGGCGAGCCCGACCTTCCGGTCGACCCGGATCACCAGGTCCTGGAGCGACATCGATCCCTACACGGTGATCAACTACGCCCTTGAGCAGGCAGGCATTACCGATTTCGACCTCTCTGGGCCGGCGCTTCCAAAGCGGGATCACTTCGTGGCCAACAGCGATACTATCCCGGCGCTGCTCGCCAAGATCCGGAAGACCTGGGAGATCGGCTGGAAGTGGTATTTCGACCTGGAAGGGAAATTTCACTTCCATCCATGGATCAATCCGGGCAACAAGATCACCAAGCTCGAGTATGCCCAGAACATAGTCAGCCTCGAGCCCGGTGAGACAGTGAGCCGGCTCCTTACAATTCCGATGAGTCATATCTGGGCCGGGGATATCATTACGATCGTCCATCCCCAGGTCGGCCAGGGCAACTTCAGAGTGGATACGGTCAATCATTATCGACGCGCAGGGCAGAACCGTACTGCGCTTTTCTATCGAGAGACAGCGTGATGGATGTGGCGGAGCTGAGATATCTGTTCAAGCGGCTCGTCGAGAGCCTCATGCCGGACCTCTCCACATATCGGCAACATCCGGTGCGGGCTCGGGTAACTAAGGTCTACACAGACAGATACGTGGTCGACGTGCAGCCGATAAAGCCCGACCTCTCCGATGATGAAGCGAAGCCTGAAATCCCCACGGTTCCACTTCCTACGCGATGGGCGGATCCGAGTGAGACAGTCGGGCTGTTTGCCCACATCCCGGTGGACACGATCGTTCGAATCGGATTCTATGGCGGCGATCCGAACCAGCCCTATATCGATGACGTTCTCGGCAGCAGTTCTCCCGAGCTCTCCGAGGGCCTGGTATCGCTCAAGGCGGCAAAGGATTTGAAGCTTGAAGCGATAGCAGGGGATGCGACGATCGCGGGAACAAACACCAGGCTGGGAGATGGGGCAAATAAGAAGCTGATCATCGAGACGTTTCAGGCCCTGTTCGATACCCATACACACGCTGGAGTTCAGGCCGGATCCGGAAGCACCGGGCCTCCGAGCACTCCAATGAATCCGTCTCATATGACCACCACAGTGGTGGCAAAGGCTGACTGATGAGTAGCTTTCTGGGTGCTGATATCGCTCTCGATGCAAACGGAGACTTCATCGTCGACACCGATGGGGATCTGGCATTGGTAGAGGGTCGCGATTGTCTCGGTCAGGACATCCGGCATCGGGTTATCACTCCCAAAGGAGCCCTCTGGTACGACGAAGATTACGGTGTTGGGCTGCAGCAGCATCTTCACAGCGAAGATCGCTCTGGATCACGAACTGAGATCGAGAAGAACATAGAGGAAGACCTCACGAAAGAACCCAGGGTCGATCCTTTTTCCATCGAAGCACAAGTTACGGAAATGACCGCCGACGAGATCAAGCTTATGCTCGCGGCCACTCCCCAGGGCGAGTCCAATCCACTCAACCTGGTCGTGGGCGCCGATTCAGAAGGCGTTACGGAGGAGTAGATGGCAGTCACCATAAAGGACGAGGATACTCTTTACGAAGAGTTAAAAACGGACGCACAGTCCGAGATCCCCGCCATCACAAATTACAATACCGGGGGCGTGTGGGCTTCCATCCTTCGAATCATCGCTCGGGGCCTGGCCGCCCTGTACAGCCTTCTTCGCACAATCATCCGTTTGCTCTTCCTGGATACCTCAGAGGGGGGCTGGTTGGATCTCAAAGCGGCCGAGTACGACAACACCCGTCATGCGGCTGTCAAGACCGAAGGTGACGTCACCTTCGGCCGGACCGGCACTATCGGCAATATCACGATCGAAGTGAATAAGATCGTAGCCACCGAGGTCGACTCCCAGGGGCATGAATATCGCTACCTGGTGACCGAGGAGACAGTCCTCGAGGACGGCGAGAGCGAAGTGGATGTTCCAACGAGAGCAGAGCAGGCGGGAGCATCCTACAATGTGGGGCCAGGCACGATCACCCGTCTTATCACCCCGATCACAGGGATCGAATACGTCACGAACGGAGCCAGTTGGCTGACCAAGGAGGGGAGCGCCGCCGAGGAGGACGATGCGCTGATATCGCGCTGTCAGAACAAGTGGCCGCAACTGGCCCGAGGATCCAACGACGAGGCGTATCAATCCTGGGCCATGGAAGTGACCGGTGTGGTCAGCGCTTTTGTAAACGGAAACGATCCGAGGGGCAGGGGAAGTGTCGACGTGCTCATCACCGGAGCTGCCGGGCCTCCTTCGCCCGAGTTGGTGGAGGATGTTCAGGATTATATCGATGCCCGCAGGCCGCTGTGTGCCGACGTGCTCGTGAAAGGACCCGATGAGGTTCCGGTCAATATTGATATCACAGTGACCGCAGAGCCCCACGACGGCGATCTCGATGCGATCAAGCTGGACTGTGAGAATGCGATCAACGCTATGTTCACGGCCAGTGAGGATTATCCGGCGATCGCCCAACAGCAGCCGGGATGGGACTTCCGCAAGGCTCGAATTGTTTCCTCTGTCATGTCATGCGAGCATGTCATTAACGTCGTCGTTAACACTCCGGCCCTGGATGTAGAGATCGATCCTGACGAGCTGGCGACCAAGGGCACCGTGAACGTCACCGTAGTTCGAGGCGAGCAATACTGATGACCTTTCTCTCGTACCTGTGGGAAAAGCTGGCCCACATCATCTTCAAGAAGCGCGTGCTCGCCACGAAGCGAAAGGTGCAGGCGCTCCTCGAGATTGTCGGCGACAAGATGGACGATCTCCGAGCAGAGATATATCAGGCCAGGCTCGATCTGCTACTAGCTAAAGCTACTGGCGAAGGGCTCGATCGTCATGGCAGGAACCGTAAGCTTTACAGGCAGAGCGGAGAGAGCGATGAGGACTATCTAGACCGCTTGCTCGGTGCCTGGGATTATTACGGCATGACCGGCACACTAAACTTATATGCGGTAGCGCTGCATATGTATCTAAGTAGCGGATTTTTAATTGACCAAGCCTATGAGCTCTTTGAAGCCTATGAAACCGACGATCCTCGTCCGAACTGGAATGAGTTTGCTTTCATTGTCGATGATGTAATTCATCCTACGATCACGGAGGCCGAGCACAGGGTCCTCAAGCAGGCAATGAATAAGTATAAGCCCTCACATACACGGGGTCAGGTCGGGTATTGCCAATTTCAATGTGATGATACAGGGTCTCTCGTGGATCGAGACCTGCTTACTGTGTAGGAGCCACAAATGCCGATAAGAGATTACCAGCCCTATATGGATGTTCGAAGTGCAGATCTGGACGACTGGCAGGCCAAGATACATTCGATGCTTCGGCCTGGGTTGCTCGGTGATGCTGATCTTATGGAACCAAACCTCAACGTGCCAGGCGATTCTGTTGGATTCAGTGAGATTCCCTCCGGAGAAGCCATCTATTCAGATTATACGTACCTCTCCGAGCTCAAATCGCAAAACCATACCTTCACCTCTGAGGCAACCGGCACGTACAAGGTCTACATCGATTCGTACTACAATGAAACTGGCAATCCTTATTACCAGGCTGAGATCAAGGTCACTACCGGATCGGTAGACGAGGATCGGTACCTGGTGATCTGCACAGTGGACTGGGATCTTCCAACGACCACTTTATCAAACCTAGTCGACCTGAGAGAGGGGAAGTTCGGACACATTTGGCGCTACGCAGATAAGAGCCTGCTGCATCGTCAGATCGCGTCTGGAGTGATCCACGACCAGCGCCGTAATGTCCCGGAGCTGGCCCGCCTGTTGGACGTGCCCTATATAGATGATCGCCCAAAGATCTTCGAAGCAGACACGGGTGAGAACTACTGCCGGGCCCTCTGCTTTGACGGCACATATATGTACATGGGCCTCTACACCACACCGGGCAAGATCATCAAGATCGATCCTGCAACAATGACCCAGGTAGGAAGTACCCTCACTCTCAATACCGGTGAAGATTATATCACGGCACTCATCGGCGGGATCGGTGTCAATCCAAATTTGTATGCCGTCTGTCACACAAATCCGTTTGTTTTGGTGGCAATACAGGCCGGGGGCACTGGCGATATGATTCGGCTTGGGTCGTTTACCGGTGACTCAGGAAACAACGAACGCAATGCTAACGCGATCGCCTACGACGGAACCTATCTCTATGTTGGCATGGGGCATGCTGTTCCTTTTCGAATCGTAAAAATCGATCCTGGAACTATGGCTCAAATGGGAAGTACCCTGAACGGCACCTCTCCGGAGGATGGATGTCTGAGCCTCGTTTTCGATGGAGAATATCTCTATGCCGGCCTCGATGAGGATCTTTCCACAGATCCGTGGCGTGTTGTGAAGATCGACATCTCCGGTACCAGCCCGACCAAGATAAGCACAATGTCCTTCGATGACAACTACAACAAAGTCGCTGATCTCGCCTTCAACGGAACATCTATTTTCGGCATTCTC